GGCGTACGCAACGGCGGCGGCTACATTCGCTACGTCAAAATCCCTGCCAGAGGCTCCCAGGTCTACCGAGAACCCTGAGTAAAGGGCTGTGACATCGTTGTCCTTCTTCCTGGCCATGCCGTCTCCAAGCTGTCTGCCGACCATGGTCATGACATTGTCAGCGGCCTGCCGAACAAGCTTGTCCGTCAAAATCACTTTGGCTCCGACCTCGGCGGCTGTCAAGTCCACCGTGGTCATGCCGATCTCTTCTTCGTCAATGATGTCCTGGCCGTCCACAAGGTCACTCATGGACATCTGCGCGACCTTTGGCACCGTCACCTGTTTGGCCCCCTTGGGCAAGGTGAAACTCTCGATGAGAGCCAATGCTGGAGCGTTATGCTCCTCGGTGTATCTGGCGCTGGCGAGGATTATGCGCTGGGCATTCTCCAGATTTCCTGTTGTGGCTGTCTGTGCCATTTAAGACCTCCTAAGTCTTATTATATCCCCATTAGTCTTCGCGCCGCCGCCGTAGCATTGGCCGACCTGTCACCTGCATTATACCTATCGAGCCAACTTCCGTCATTACTTGCGACCTGCGGCTCTCCTTGAGAACTGTCAAACTGTTGCGCGGGAACCTGGGCCTGCCGCAGTTTGGCAAGCTCGTCCATGTTCTTTGCATCGCTCGACATCTTCTTGGCGATCATTTCCATCTGTTCGGGCGTATCCGCCAACCTCAGTGTGGCCATGGCGTCGAACCCCAGGTTATGCGTCTTGGCAAAATGCTCCGCCGCCGCCTGCTTGCCCAGCATTACCTGGGTCTGGAACTGGTGCTGTCTCGCCGTGTTGGCCTGGGCCTGACGACTCTGTATGTGCTGATACGCGATTTGCTGGGCCTGTTCGGCCATATACCCCTGGTTCTCAAGCTGTTGCTGATACCGCTGGGCTTCCTGCTGAAGGGCCGCTCTCTCCTGCACCTGCTGGTACTGAACTGCCTGCTGGCTCATCTGTTGAAACTGCTGATCTTGTTGCATCTGTTGCATCTGTTGCATTTGGTCAGGCGCAGGCTGGGTTGGCCCCTGTGGCACAGGGGCAGGAGCTTCAGGCTCCGGGGCCGGGGCGGCAGGCTCACTAATGTCAATGGCCACTTCGGGCATGTTGTTGAGCGTATCCACCTCGGCTATCAGAGGATTCTCAGGCGCGGGGGCATCCTCTGGCAGTGGAGCCTGGACTGGTTCTTGATTCTCATTTACCATGCTTGTCCTCCTGGGTAGGTGTGCACCTAATTATTTACTGTCCCATCCGTGATGGCATCTTACCATAGAGTTTATAAAATAATTCCACACTAGACCTATGCGCTGGATTTCGGCCATACCATTCAACGACAATCTTGTCCACAATTGGCCCACTCTCAGGCGTCATAAGGATCGCGTTTCTGGCCAATCCCCTCTGGTATTTCAGGGTTCGTATGCTTGCCCCATGTTGGGTTCCTTCAAGACGGCGGCGTTCCATCGGCCCACTACGAAGCCATTTCTCCCACGCCTCTCGCGTTGCGGGGGCCAGCGTTGACACCATTGTGTTCATTGTGGGGGTGGTGAACCATCCCACTTTTTCCAAGGTCTGCATGTCTGCGTAATACTGGGCCACCTTGGGGGCATGAGTTTCGGCAGACTGTGCCGCCCTGTCGGCGTCCCACCTTAAAACCAACGCCTCTCCCCAGGTGGCCTGTTCAGCCTTGAGTGCGGCATTGAACTTATCATAGTCCATCTTCTTGAAGGCTTCAGAGTGCTTCTCCATGAGCTTGTAGTATTTATGATATGCCCACTCTAGCGGCTTTTCTTTCTGCAAATCTGCGACCTGTTTGTCCGACAGTTTGTTGGCCTCTTCTCTTCTGCGAATGTCCGCGTCTTCCCGATATTTCTGGGTGACCATATCCTGCCTGACCCTGTGCACAAGCTGAATGTTGCGGTTATCATTTTTCCAATGAGTAGGCTCCCATGCGCCTTTTTCAGCCTGCTTGTCGAACTGAGCGGAAAGGTCGTGCTCCTGTTGCATCCGAGAGCTTTTGATCTCGTCGCGCTCTACTAGCCGCGCACTGAATACCTGATCCCTCGCCGCCCCCTCTTTCGTTCTCAGCTTTATTTCATCTACGAGATGCAGGTTCCCTTCATAGTTCAACACATCCCGCCGCTTCTCTCCGGGTAAGTCCCAAACTGATTCGATAGGCTCTTCAGGATCGAAATTCTGGATCATCGTGCGCTGTAAATCAGCCGAGGACGGCGCCCTTATATTCTCGCCAGTTGCCTCAAAGAGCATCCCCTTCATGCTCAAAGTCGCCTCATCCACAGGCAGGATATCCTTGAGTTTGGCGTCCGGGGCGATGAAGGAGCCTACCGCTGGGATATCGACATCCCCGGCAAACTTCCTAATCGCGCCAACCCCGGCTTCTCCGAATCCTATGGGAGCGGCTATGTCGAAGAGGAACTGGAGCAACCTGCCAGAATGCCCGAACTTATCGGTGTCCCTGCCATAGAAATCCTGGCCGCTAATCAGGTGCATGAACGCCCCGGCGGTGGCTCCCTTCCTGGCATTGACAAAGCTATCACCAGCTATATGCTGGAAATCTAACATCCGAAAGCCGCCGTCCAACTGTCCAAGCATCTCTACCATGGCTAGTTCCCCGGATCGGGTGGGAGGCCACGGGATACTGGGATTGAAGAACTGGTTATTGTATCCATACTTCCACCAGCCTACGCGGGTGTCACGCCATGGCTTAAATCGGTCAAGCGGCAGAAATCTAGGCTTGCCCTCCGTAACTGTTGTGGTGCCTGCGTGGATAAGGTTCGCGGTCACGCCGAAGAACAGGAGAGCGCTGACCCAGTACTTGCGCCAGAAAGCCTTCTCCTCTCCACGCATCGCTCTAGTCATCTGCCGCATGAGTCCTTCGTTCTCGTTGAGGGAGAACATTGTTCTGGTGAGGAACTCGCGCCAGAACTGGTTCACCTCGCTCTGAGACCGCAGGAGCGTGGAGTATTTTATGTTGGCCTGCCGCGCCACCAGAGCCATGATCTGATCGGGTGAGGCGTTGGGGTACATCCGCGTGGCCATCGGGACGAGGTTGCTCTTCACGTCAGTCATAATGGCCGCAGGGTAGACCCTGTCGAACAGCCCTCGGCGCATAGAGTACTCAAGCTCTTTAACGTGCCTCCCCATTTGCACGGCGAAGTTGGCGTCCTTTGCGACTTGATCAACCATCTGGGCCAAGTCCTCGCCCGGAAGGATCGTCAGGTCACGCACATTCAGGCCATTCTTCACAAGGCCATCCCAGGATATGCCGGTGCCCTCCATGACAGCGTTGGGGCCGGTGGTGGCTTTGCTCCTTAGTAGATTACGATAATGATCGGTCTTGCCAGCCGCCCCATATGAACTTATCATCCCCCACCAACCATCTTGGACAGTGCCCTGAACGCTCTTCCGAATTTCCCCGGCTACGCGACCTGCATCGAATGCCTCAGAGAAGGGCTGGCCTCGATCAATCCCAGACCAGACTGCGTCAACGACCCCATGAGTTCCGCCTACGCCTAGACGACGCGCAAAGTCTGTGGCCTGGAACAAAGACCCGAAGAGCTTCAGGCGTTTGGGGATGAAGACCATCGCGTCAATAAGCTTGACAATATTTACTGGGACAGTCTTATCAGTGAACGGGATGGTTTGGTTATAGGTCTTCGCTAGGGTTGTTCCGCCGCCCCTGAAGATGGATTCCAGCTTGTCAGCCACGCCCGACGGGACGGCAATCTGGCCAGCCTTGAACACCGCCTTCTGGGTTGTCTTGTCACGGGCAAGCACCTCTGTTGTGGCCTCTACCATATCCTGAAGTTTAGCCTCCGATGATGCGACCTCCACAACCGCATATCCCTTGCCCTCAAAGGCTGGGCCTACTCTGGGAATCCGCCATTTGACCTGCTTCTTCTGGCCGAATTGATTCATGTTTAATTTGTTCAGCGCCGCTTCGCCTTCCACATGAACGCCCAACCCGATCTTGTCGCTCTGCAACCAGTGGGCCAGTTCGCTCTGAAGGCGGAACTTTATTCCGTTCTGCTGAGACCATACCGATTGATCGAACGGATTTCTGAACAGAGGCTCAAAGCCTGACTCTTCCATCTCCAGGTATGTGGCCGCGCTACGGGACTTGGTGTAGCTGGGGTTGGACGTGAGAGCTTGCACATTGGGGGCGATCTCTTTTCCCTCGGCGTCCTTTGCCGGTTTCCATCCACGGTCAAAATAGTCCTGCACCCTGCCTATGGAAGGATCGAAATCGATCCGCATAGACTCTTCATATTTGGTGGCCCTGAGAAGAGTGGCGAGAATATCGGCCCTCTTTTCAGCCTCTCCAGCCGCCATGGCCGGGTGGGCCATGCCATTCCCTGAAATCCATATCCTTCGCGCCTCGGCGGCGACTACGTCATTCACCTTCTTGGCGGCATCGTACTGCTCTTTCGTCATGCCTGAAGAGACCTTTGCGCGTGTCATCCCAGGCACCTCGCCGTGCAGGGCGCGATAGAGAAACCTAACCGGGCCGGGATTGGCCAGGGTGCCCCAGTCCGCTTCTTTTAATCGGAAGGTTCTCTCTGTGCCAAAGGCTATTCCTCTCTCCCTCTTCCCAAGACCCAGAGCCTCCATCTTTCTGGCGCCAGTGATGGAGAAGTCCTGTATCCTTGCGGTGTGGCTATTGAGAGTTCCCTCGTACTTAACGATAAGCTCTTGCCCCACCTTATCGTTTAGCCAGTCATTTGATCGAGAGTCAGCCGCACGGGCAAGGTCTGCCGGGAGAATCCCGCGCAGGGTGGAATCCAGCGTGTCCATGACCTTGACAAGTTCGTACTCATAGTTCGGGCTGATGGGGGCTAGACCCAGGGGTGACGGTTGGGGCAAGGGCGGGACTGGGCCTGCCGGTTGATCCATAGGCACTGCCGGTGAGAGTCGAGGTTCGTCAGCCGGGAGTGGGTAGCCTTCATTCTTGGCCTGGGCTAATGCCGTCTCTGTTTCTGGACTGTAGCGTGTGCGTCCCATTAACGCAGACATAGCCTCAGAGTCAGCAGGGTCAGGCAATTGGGCAGGCTCGATCTGCATCACAAAGCTGTTGGGTGTGCCGGGAACTTCCTGAACGGGGTATCCCATTATCGTAGGCACAGCGCCAGAATCAGACACGCCCAACGGGG